AGTTTATTCTAACCAGTTCGTCGACACATGACGGTCTTTATTTAGTCAGACCTCCTAATGGAGTTACTATAATTCTTCTATCGAAGCAATTATAGATCCATATTGGTATTTAGAGGGTTGTCTCAATTGAGATTACTGCTCGGATATGATTTTCATCATAAATATAGGGAAGGGATCGTTACTCGATCTCGGTATTTAGGTGGTTGTTCCATTGTGTTTTACTACACTTTGGGACCTAAACTACCTGCTTAATATTTTCTATTAAGTTTTACCGGTATGAGTTGCGGCGAAATCTTGTATGTGCTCCCAATCGCATCAGGTAAGCTCTTTCAGCTGTCCCTGAGACCTCAAACCCCTTATCGGGACAAAGAGATTATTCCTTAGAATGATCTCTTGAGGTAATTGGTATTCATATACGGATTAGGTATACGAAGGACGATATGTATTATTGCTGGGTCTTAGTCTTTTCTAAAAGACTCACCAGAGATGATTGATCGACTTCCTGTTACCAGAAGCCCTTACACCATCCCTGACTTATCGGTATTTAGTTCCGAAGTTTATTCTAACCAGTTCGTCGACACATGACGGTCTTTATTTAGTCAGACCTCCTATATTTCGGTTACAATCCAAAGACAAATCTAATTGTCCAAAGGATAAACCAAGTTACGGAGGCTCCTAAAAAGAAGCCTGAAAATCCGAAACCTGTCATTGTATCAAGCGCTATCGGAAGAGCATCGTGAAGTAAATCACAAGCTCCTCTAACTAGGATATTGGTTATTTCATAACCAAGATCATAGAAATCTCCAGTCCATCTATTCGTATAGAATTGATAGATCTGGGGACCGATGATATGCCCTTTACATATGAATAGTATACCTGAGGTTCCAATCATCAAGATTATGATTCTCATAATCATTGATAATGGATTCCAAAAGGTGTCAACAGCAGAAGAAGCTGTTTCGACAACTACGAATAACTTTGCTACTGTGGCTACAACAGTGTCGATTCCAAAGATTATGGCTCCAAAAGAAAGAGCCATAGATCCTAAAGAGATCGTTTTTGCTGTGAAAAGAAGTCTTTTAGTGATTTGTGAAGTCACTATGCCGACGATTCTTTTACCACTAAATCTTCTAAGTAAGATTGGTAAATATCCAAACGGTAATCCAGCTTCCATGTATCTACTTCCATCCTTGGAATGTAGCAAGTTCTTAAACACTTGGTGTTGATGGAACAAGCTAGGTACTCCTTTTCCTTTGGTAAATGCTGCAGCTAAGTCTTTATTTTTACTAAAGGTTAGCACAGAGATAGGTAACATAATAGCGTCTTTATACATCGACATAAGGGTCCACACTAGATTAGATACTTCCTCTACAATAATTGGTTCGCTTTCTAAAGGCAAACCTCTTTTAGAGTAGTAGGCAATATCGAATTTGACAAAATCTGCCAAATCTCTAGCTAAGACCTCGAATTTCGAGTGTATAGAAACCCTTCTTTCTGTTATTTTATCTAAATACGGTAGGTATATCATTTCATACAAACCATATGGGTAACCATATGATTTTACCAATTTACTTGGTTGAAATTCTAAACACCACCCTATTTCATCTACCATCGTTTCTTTACATTTATTGATCCAGGAATCTACCCAAAGGCAGAAACCTTTAACAAAAATATTGTCTTTTGCAAAGACAATATGTTTGAAGGACTCCATAAATGTAATAGGATCGATTATGCAGGATGCAAAGAATAGATATTTGATTTTTAAATTTTGAAAAATTATTTTCTTATTTAAACCTCCTAGTACTCTATATCCAAATCCAGCACTTTTCACTATTTGGGCGAAAGACAATTTGTACTTTCTCCCAAACTCGATTAATGCTGGGATTGTTTCTAGAGAACTATAGAATTCTTTAATAGGGATTGGACTTACGTCTACTCCTTTATAGAATGTTTTCTTAGCAAATTCAAGAGCTACTCCTTTAACAGAGTAGATTGATTTTGCAGGATTACATTCTACACCTAAGTTACCAATAATACATAAGTATTTCTTGGCCACTCTGGCATTAAAGATTACAATATCATCTCCTAACACTGCGTAATCGGAAAACCAAGTTCCTGACTTGATTTCTCCAGAAGACACAGCCGCAAATTGCACTATAAAATGATGAGTGTATGCTAGCATAGCCCAACTAGAAAGAGCTCCCATAGGTTGACCTACTGAGTAGGTTACCGATGTTATAGCTGGATCCTTTTTCGAAATCATTGATTTCGGAAGGGCATATGATCTACCTACTAACAACTCCCTCCAAGCTTGAGATTCCTTAACAGTTAGACCGAATAGGTCTCTTATTAAGTCTTCTTGTAAGCTTATTGGAAGTCTGTCAGTAGCGGATGATAGATCCATTGAAAATAATGGTTTATTGTGATCAAAAGCTCTCTTCAAGGGAGCTAATTGATCAAATGTCCCATCCTGGGGTAATTTTCTCAATACATTGAAAATTACTTTATGGAAAGGAGCCAATAACCATTGAGTCCATGGATCAACCATAGCAAATACTCTCATTTTACCAGCTGCTTCCATTTTTAATCCTAATTTACCTAAGTATTCATGCTTAGGTTGACTGGCTTGAGAGTGTCCAGTGGTAGACGCCCATTCTCCTAACGTTCTTATGACATAGGAAGGTATCTTAGATTTAGAGGTTAGATCCTCTATGTTTAAGATATCTTCTACGATTTGGATCGCGTTCATCAAGATAGGATTTCTTGATAACACAATCGCAGATCTCATTGCCACAATAGGTGAAGAAGAATGTAAAGCGTCCGCATTCACCTGGGGACTACTTTTTGATATTGGGAAGTACTTAAACTTCTTAATCAACTGTAGCCTAGGTGAAACATAGACTTTACCCTTAAGTAGAATTTGTTCAGTGAAGATAGGAATGTATTTTCTTAATTCACTGAAGATTCAATCTTTTCCAGAAAAAGGATTAGTAATTGATTGTAACTTAATTGGTCCCTCAAACAATAAATCTCTGTAAAGAGATGCTAATGTTAGAGAGTACTTCATAAAGAAAGTATTACCCAATCTTAGTTGTTTTCTAATTACTGGTGGAAACATTCTCGGGATCCCAGATTTAGTAAGACTTATTCTAGTAGTTGTAGATTTACATCTGTAACCACCTAGATACTGTTGTGTTGTAACACTAACAGTTTTTAAGTATAATACTAAACCTTTGATCCCTTGATGGTTTGCGATCTGAGATAGGTCTGACAAGACTAATCTTGTAATGGAAGCCAATGATTGAGACGGTGACCCTCCCATAGCAGGAATCATTCTTAGAATAATTCCCACTAAGGCCTGACCATGATTTCTCATGATCATAGCATTCATATTATCATATCTAAATGTTAAAAACTTAAAAGAGTTATAACTACTTTTAAGAGATAATTTTTGAACAGGTATTGTTTTCATTATTATTTTATATATTAATTTAAATGTGATCCTTCAAAAGTTGGCTTTAGAGCTAATATGTACTTAGTACACAGAGAGATACCACCCTCCCAATCCCGTAGGATTATAGCCTGCCTTCTTTCTAATGAACTCCCGTATCCCTTTAGCAGGGGCGGTAGCTACCTTTGGAAAGGATAGGCGGATCGTCTACTCAGTTAGTAGACCAGATTGTCCAATAAAGCCGGACAACCGATCTACATCTGACCTTGCTCGACGTCAAGGAGTTTCACCACTCATTGGTAACATAGTTTTATCAAAGAGATACTAAACTTTCACTTCTAATTAGCCCTCGCGGGTTCCCTCACGGGTTAGAAGGAGGAAGTTTACATACTCAAGGATATCAAAATGAGTCGTTAAGTGGTTACATTCAATAACCATCGAACGTCCATACATTTTTGGATCCTTACTTAGATATAGTACACTTTTACATGCACCTCACTCTAAGAGGACGGCTAGATAGCTTTATCTAACCA